TATTAAATGAAGCAATTGTAGGTGATAAAATCGAATGTGATAATTGTGATTGGAGTTGGGATATAAAAGATGGTGGAGATGATTTATATACTTGTCATAAATGTTGGCACGATAACACTCCAATAGAAGAAAGGAAAAATAAAGACCCATTTGGTTTAAATGCGTATGCACGAGAATTAGCTATGGGATTAGAAGAAAACGAAAAGGTTATGGATTATAAAATTTATTGTGATATGGACGGCGTATTAGCCGACTTTGAAAGTGGATATGAAAAATTAACTGGTATTGATTTACGAGGTGAATTTAAAAAAGGAGATGATTTTTGGGATCCTATTTCTAAAGCAGGTGTAGGTTTTTGGGCAGGTTTAAAATGGATGCCTGATGGACAAGAACTATGGAATTATTTAAAACCATACAAACCAGATTTATTATCAGCACCTTCACGTGAAGATTCATCTAGAATAGGAAAACACGTATGGGTAAAACATAAAATACCTGGTACAAAATTAATATTACGTTATGCTAAACAAAAACAGGAACTAGCAACCCCAGAATCAATATTAATAGACGATAGACAAGTTAATATAGATCAGTGGGAGGCTGCAGGAGGAATTGGTATATTACATACCAGTACAGCTAATACAATTCAACAGTTACAAAAATTAGGTTTATGAGTCAAAAAATAAAAGGGTTAAATAGAGAGTTTGAGAAGAGGGATGTAGAAAGAATGAGAAACCTCGTTAAAGGTAAATACGGGGATAAAACTGAAACTAGTGTTGGGTATACACCTGCCGAAACCTTTTATAAAGAGGGAGATATTTGGGAACACGATGATCGTACTTGGACTATTAAAGATGGTATTAAACAAAATATTACTAAATTAGATAAGGCAAAAAAATTACATAATATGCCTTTATTCTGTCCTAGTTGTAAGGGTTTAATGAAAAACCGTAATGATAAACAATTTTATAAATTACATAAAACCTGTTTTAAATGTGTTATCCTAAAAGAAGATAAATTAAAAAGAGAAGGTAAATTTGAAGAATATCAACGTAACATAAAAAATAACGAAATCGATAATAAAATTAAGGATTTTAAGGATTACGTTAAGGATAAATTAATGGAAAAAAATGATTTTATTACAGAAGCGGGTGATATAGAAAAATGGAGAGGTAATATAAATGAAGAACAAGTTGATGAACACGTTAAAGAGGTTGTTAAGTACTTAGAATCACAAAAAGTAAATTAATAAACATAAATATTTGCATATTTATAATAAATATATATTATGAAAGATAATTTTGACGTACATGAATGGAATACAAAACGTTATTTAAATAACATTCAAGAATCAAATGATCCCGCAGAAAAAGAATATGAAGTAGAGTATTGGCAATATACTGAAGATGGTTACGATAACCGATATATAACAGTAAAAGCAAAGTCAGAAGAAGAAGCACTAAAGAAGGCAGAGGATGAAACTAGATTAGGCAAAAAATATAAAATCTATAAAAGATAATGGATTTAAATGAAAGAATAAAAGCAGCAGTTAACGAAAAACTTTGTAAAAAAGGCGAAGCATATCGTAAACGTAGAATGACTGCAGGTGAGAAATCATCAGCTTATTTATCTGGTCGTGCTGTAAAAGTATGTAAAGGGCAAATGAGTGGTAAGAAAAAGAAAAAATAGTGACACAAGACCAACTAACAGAAAATATACAAGAATCACTACGTGATTGGTTTAAAAAAGAAGATTGGGTTAGAATCAATACTTCAGGTAATATTTCTGGTAAGTGTGGTACAATGAAAAAAGGTAAAGCTACAACAAGATGTTTACCTAAGAAAAAAGCCCAATCATTAACTAAGGCAGAACGTAAAGCTACGGTTGCTAAAAAAGTTAGAGGAGATAAAAAGGGAAAGCAATTTGTGAAAAACACAAAGAAAGCAGAATATAAAAAGAAATAATTTATGAACAAATCATTATTTTTATTACTAGTATTATTATTATCAGGATGTGCTACTTTTCAAGTTAGCACTTTAAATCATGACCCAATATATTCCATTGAAGGATCAGACGTAGAAATCTTAGTTGTTAATAATGAATTTGAATTAGATCGTCTCCTTAGAACCGATTTTAGATTTAGATATGATTATGCCCAATATGCCTTAAGACAACCAATATCCTTTGACTGGAATAATAGATATGTTAGGTTTAACAGATTTAACAGAAGTACTAACTTTTGGTATTCAAATTGGAATTATGGCTACAGCTACGCACCGTGGGATAGACATCAAATGTGGAATGACTGGGTATGGGGTTTTCCATACGGAGGTGGTATAGGATGGTCTTATAGTTGGAATAACAGAAGATGGTCATCTAATCATTGGGGTAATACTTATGGTTGGAACAATTATTATGGGTGGGGTAATGGATATGGTTGGAATAACTATAACAGGTATAGAGGTACTAACGTACCTTATCATAGAGGTAGAAGAAGCGGAGTAGTAAATACTAATGGAAGAGCTCATGCTGCCCTGATACAATCAACAAAAGTAAAAAAGAAAAGAACAGTAAATACTGTAACTCCTCCGCGCAGGGTTATAAGAAATTATAATACTCCTACCATAAGAACTAAACCAGTAAGAAGAACACGAACTGTAATACCTTCTGTTAGGGTAAATACACCAACAAGAACAACACGAGTAGTATCAAATAGAACACAACCTGCTAGAAAAGTTAATTCTAGGAGAAAAAATTAATATTTATAAATAAAATACATTATAATGGACAACTTTGACTTACAAAAATATCTAGCTAGTGGAAAAATCCACGCTGATAACACAACTTTAACTGAGGCTAAAAAACAAGGATACGACGACAGAGAAGATGAATCTTTGGGTGCACGTAAAGGCGCTGAAAAAGGTAAAAAACAATCTATGAAAGCTCGTAGAGATGATTCTTACGGAAAATTTGGTAAACGTGATGCTGAGAAAAAAGGCAAAAACAAAATCAATAAAGAAGGTAAGATACTAAAAGAAGACTATCAAAATCGTGAAGTATTCCAAGCAATATCAGATATAGCTGATGCTATTACTAACCTTAGAAAGTTAGGAAATGAAGCTTATGGTGGTGAAAAAAAAGATGTATATTCTAGTGGTGCTGGAGATGCATTTAAAGCATTTGATAAAGCCTTTGCTGATTTAGACAATACCCTTCAAATAGTTGATGTAAGACTTTCAGAAGGTGCGGTTACAGAAGACGCTCGTACTGATGCTGAAGAAGAAGGATACAAAGATGGTATGAAAGACGAAAAAGCAGATATGAAGAAAATGAAAGTATCTGAACTTAAAGCTAAAATCAAAGAAGAAATATTAGCTGAATTATCATTATCAGAAGCTGAAGAAGAAGTTGATGTTGATATCGACGTTGAAGACGAAGTTGAAGTAGAAGCAGGTGCTGACGATATTGAAATCGAAAGAAAAGGAGTTAAAGCAAAAGTAGAAGTTGGATTATCTCCAGAGGAAGAAATTATCCAAGATTCTTTAAAAGCTGCAATGGATTCTGCAAATGCATTAGGAAATGATAAATTAGCAGATCAGATAGGAAATACAATTACATTTTTTACTAGAGAATACGTAGTAGGAGATAGATCATAGTTAATATGATTAACGAACGTAAACTTACTGAAAGAGAACTAGAATCCCGCGAGTCTGTACTCAAGGGATTATTAGCTAATAAACGTAATTTAGTTAAAAAGTATGGTAAGGATGCTGAAAAAGTAATGTACGGTATAGCTACTAAAAAAGCAAAATCTAAAGTAGAAGGTATGAATAAAAATAAAATTAAAGAATTAATCCAACTTGCATTAGAAGGTGTAGATTCTTCTCCTAGGTCTAACACAGACGATATTAATGTTGATAAATCATACTCAAGTGGAGCCGATTATGGTTCTGAAGTATCGGCTAACACCTCAGAAGATAATACTGAAGTGGGTGAATTAGCAGAAGATAAGGAGTTAGAGGGTAAAAATAAAAAACCATTACCTAAACCCGTAGCTAAGGATCTTGGAAAAATGAAAAATAACTTCAATGATTTAAAGAAGAGACTTAAACTAGAATCACTTAACCCAGAAGTAACCAAAGCAGTAAGTCGTTTTATTAAAGCAATGGCTAAACGATACGATTACAGCGAACAAGATGCTGTATTTGCCATCCAGGCTGCTTTAAAACAAAGAAACTTTGATGGTTTAGATGAAAGAGTAGCTAAAATTGATGAAATGCTTAATGAAGGTGTAATAAAAGATATGCACACCTTTCTAAATGACTTAAGAGATTCAGGTGTAACTAATATGTTTGGTGCCGCTCCTTATTTACAAAAAGAATTTGGTTTAGAAAAAGGAGAAGCAAGACAAGTATTAGCCAACTGGATGCAATCATTTAGTGAAAACTTAGATGAAAGAATTACTTATGATGATGTATTAGATTTAAGATCTGATAAAAAAGATTTACAAGATAGAATTTCTCAACTATATAGAGATATGGAGCAAGAAGCTGAACCAGAAGGTGGGCCAATTGCAGATAGATATGGTGATGAATTAGAAAAATTAGAAGCTAAATTATACAGAGTCAGTAAACAAATTGCTGACTATGATATGAATGAATCAACCTTAAAAGAAAGGGTAGTTTATGACAATGAAACCCAAATATTAAAAGGTAGGATTGCTGCTGATGATTTTATGAGAATATACCGTTCAGAATTTAGAAGAATGTTTTCTAACTTTGGTAAAGAAGCAGAAGCTGAATTTAAAAAGGTAGTAAAAGATAAATTTTCTAGATTACAAGAAGAAATACAAGAAGGTGCTTCAAAAGAAGACCAATTAAAAATTGCCTACGCTGCTTTAGAAAAAGCAGAAATGAGTGGTGATATAAAAGGTGCTGAATTAGCTTTAGCTGCTATTGATTTAATTAATGGTGATATTAACGAAGAATTATCACCTGAAGATCATGTACAAATTGCTAGAGCTATGCTTGTAAAAGCTGAAAAGGATGGAGATGATGACTTAAAAAGAAGAGCTTTAGCTGATATGGAAAGCGTTAAAAAGTATTATAATTTAAAAGAAGACATGGGTTTAATCGATACATTAAAAGATAAAATGCATGTTGATGTTGGTAACACCCAAACAATCATCCACCCACTATCAAAACCAGACGCTAGAAGACCAGACAGAAGCTACATAATAGTAAGAAATGGTAATATAGAAGCAGTACAAACATACAATTCAGGCCCTATAGAAAAATTTGTAAATAAATATAGATTTTCTGATTGGTCAAATTCCCAGTTTGATTTAGGAATGGAAAATGCATCAGGTAAAACACCTCTAACTCAACAATCTTTAGACGATGCTATTAAAGCAATTGAAGATTCAAGAGATTTAGAAGCTAAAAGACAAAGAGATTATTACCAATCAAGAGGTCCAGTATCAGGAGTAGGTAATATGGATGAAAATACCCTTGGAGTTGAAATACCTTCTATATTAGTAAATAAAGCAAATGCTAAAATTACAAATGCTAAGACATTTGCTCAATTTATCTTAGATACTTGGGATTCAATTATCCCAAAAGAAAGTGAAAGTATTGCTAATTTACAAACATTAAAAATTGCAAGAGCAAAATTAGAAGCAACAGCTAAAGTAGAAGACCAACCTGTAGCTGAAAAATTAACTAAATCCTCTTCAGTAGAAGACCACATAGAGGATTTTAAAGATTCAGATGCTAAGCAATTTAAAGGTAAATCAAACGATAAAAAAATACAGATGGCTGTAGCGTCATTTTTATCTAAACAAGGTAAATCAGTTAAAGAAAACATGGTTGCCGATAAAGATATAGAAAAGGAAATCAAAAAACTTGAAGATGAAAATCCTAAGGGGTTTGAAAAAGAAATCAAAAAATTAAAAGTAAGACAAGCAGCTTTAAAACTATCTAAATAATGACTAAAGCAGAACTAAGAGAAAAAATTCGTGCATTAGCATTTACTGTAGTAGGTGAAAAATCTAAAGCTGATGATGCTGCGGAGGCATATGACGAACTAACAAAATTTCCAGAATTAAAGGATATTATAGTTAACTTAATGACACATGAATTCGATTCTTTTTTAGAACGAATTGATTGGGTATCACCTAAACCTACAACGTTTAGAATAGTTCTTTTAAACGGAGAATCATTTTTATTAACATACGGAAAAAGAAGTTGGGTAGCTACAATATCAGGTAAAAAATACTATTTATTAAATCTTGATGAAGAAGAGTATGCTTGTCAAGCTATTAGTCGTATATTACAATATGGTCCAAAAAGTGGAGCAGAAGTAGAAGGTGTAGCATCCGATGCAGAAGCTGAAGCACCTGCTGAAGAAGAAGAAGTAGATGTTAACGTGGACGTAGAAGCATAAAATAAAATATAAATAAAATGGATAATTTCGATTTAAGAAAATATTTAGCTGAAGGTAAGCTATTAAAAGAAGACATCACTAAGCTAAGAGGGCAAGAATTACTTGATCTATTTAGTTTTACTAAATACATGAATGTTGATGTAGAAGAATTAGAAACCGAATTTATAGAAGCTATTAATGGTGGATGGTTTACTGATCCTTCAAACTTTGAAGAAGAAAAAAAAGACTTTACATATGAAAGTGGAGACAGATTTTTAGATACTAATGAAGATAAAATGTCAGAATATTTAGGATTTAAAATTGATACTTCTCGTATGATTGATGATTATACTATGGGGGATCCAATGGGAGTAGAATTTGTACATTCTGATGAAGATTTTGAAGGTTGGATGGATGAAGTAGGTTCATTTTGGGATTAAATTAAAATAAAATAATGAGTATATTCGATAAATTTTTTACAAAATTTGCATATAAATTTGACAAAGGATATCCTGACATGAATAATGATCAGGATGTTTTGTTATTAGAGTCGCTTATTAATGAATTAGGTTTAGATATAGAATTAAAAGAATTAACCGTATCTCCCAAATACCAAAGTAGAGGTACTTTTAACCCCTTTTATGAAATAGACCCTACTGTAGATAAACAAATTAGAGATATTTTAAATGATAAAGATATTCCATTTAGTAATATAATTTATAAAGCAGTAGAAAAAGTAGAAAATGATCCTATAATATCTACAGGGGGAACACCATTTGAATTACACACTGACACAGATAAATCTTTAAATATTTTTATTAAAATTCCTAAAAATAAAGTTAAAGCTCACTATGGTCAAAAAACTCGTAAAGATACAACAGCATCTTCTAACGTAAATGAATTTTTATCTTTATATTTCTTAAAACACTCAGAATTTAAAACTGTAGAAGATCTAGAAGGTAAAGAAGGAGGAACTGGGGTATTAACTGGAGAGGGGAATGAGGTAAGTTACTCACAATTGGTAGACTTAATTAATGCCGATGAAACTCCAAAAAGAGATATTGAAATTGGAATTAATAATGCAAAAGCACTTAAGCAAGATTTAAAAGGCAAATCTTATAAAAATTTATATTGGACTCCAAGAGCAAAACCTGCAAATATAAACTCTAAAAACCCATCAGATATTATTATTCAATTAGATAATGGAGATTTTATAGGATACTCAAATAAAATTTCAGATGGAGCCGATAAAACCCCTAAATTTAATACTAATATAGTAGCATTTTTTGATAAATTAGGAGGAAAACAATCTGAAGATATTCAGAATATGATTAATAGTGCATGGAATGAAGCTAGTAAAAAAGTCCCGACATCTGCTTCTAATGCTAAAAAAGCAATTAATGATTTTGATATTACTAAAGAAGCATTTTCTGAAACTAAAAGTAGGGATGCATTTGCTGATTTAGCAGTTCAATTTCAGTTAGATGACTTAGAATTTTACACTAAAGACTTTTATTATTTATTTAGAAATAATTTAATAACATCTTTATCAAAATATTTAGAAAATTCAAATAATTTAAAATATTTTTTAAATACTATAGCAGGTTATACTTATGGAACAACTATTGAAGGTGAAACTCCTTGCCCCTATAAATTACTAATAGGTAGTACATCAGGTTCTGAAATTAAAGATGTATCCGAAAATCAAATTTTAAGAAATGTAGTAACTGTTGATTCTGTAAGTGATATAAAAAGTATAGAAAATAAATATGATGGCAATTCTCAAACCTTTTCTATTAATTTTCAATTAGATATGGGAGGTAAACAAAATCAAGTATCAATTCCTGTAACTGTAAGAACTAGAGCAGCAGGGGGATGGAGTGGAAAATCACTATACATTACTTCCTCAGGAATTAAAATAGATTAATATTTATAATAAAAACAATATGTGTAACTGCGGATGTAATACTTGTGAAACAAAAGGACCTTTATTAACAGAAGGTAAAGTTAAGTCTTTACTATCTGAAGGCTTACAATATCACATAGATAAAAAAATACCATTATTTGAAACAGTATATCGTATTGGTTCAGATAAACATATGTCTCTAATTAAAGAGGCTAGAAAAATGTATTCACGTAACATAATCGATTTATGTGAAGAAGATGAAGCATTGATTGGTACAAATTTAGGTGAATTTGCTTTATATGAAGGCGAATCTGTACCATTAGATTTACCTATGTTAGAAGAATCATACGATTACGATGAAGTAGCACAATCCGAATTTGGAATGGATTACGATCAATTGGGTTCAGGTGAAAAAGAATGGGTACGTGATGAAATAGATAATATGTCTATGAATGAATCAGATTCTAACTACCCAGATTTTGATTTAAATAAAAACATAAGATACCAAGATACATCTATTTCAAGCGGAATGTGGAGATATACAGGTAAAGAACAAGGTGGAAAAGGTGTTTATAGAAATTTAAATAATGGTCAAATATTAGGCTTTGATAGAAGTGATTTTGATATATTTAGAAACAATCTTAGTAGCCATTTTGACATTTCAGAATCAATTAATGAAGATATATACGATAAATTTTTAGATAATCCATCTTCACCAAAGGGTAGAGCGAAATCATTAATATTAAAGTTTACAAAAGAATATGGAGATGATGCTTCATCAATGGCTGTAGATAGATTCGCTAGTAAAAATAACCTAAAACCTGAAGAAAAGTACATATTAAAATATATTACTAAAAACGATATTAAAATATCTTCACAACCAGGAGGACCAGATTTCTCGGCATTAAATGAAAGTCAAGCAATAATTACTTTTAAAAATGATTACGAAGTTAAAATGAATACCGGTGAAGGGTATGACGATGACTTTGAATATTTTGAAGCAGGTGAAAGAGAGCAAGTTTATATCTTAGATAAAAATGATAAAAGAGTGCATGTTGAATTTGGTGATGGAACTAATGCTTATATCCCAACAGGTTTAATATCAATTCAAGATAAATCATTAAATGAAGATAGAAAATATAATCAAGAAGAATTACTTAGATTAGATTTAATTGCACGTCGTAAATTTGATTGCGATTATGAGAAATGTACTGACGAACAAAAAGCTGAAGTCTTAAAAGATAAAGTTAAAGTTGGTGTTAAGGAAGCTTTACAAGAAGCTAAAAAGAAAAAGAAAAAAGAAAAAAAAGACCCACCATTAAATAAACCAAAACGTGGTGGTTCAAAAGCATATTATGTCTACGTACGTGATCCTAAAACTAAAAAAATTAAAAAAGTATCATTTGGGTCTGGTGGTTTAAGAGCTAAAATTAGAAATCCTAAAGCACGTAAGGCATTTGCAGCTAGACATAATTGTAAAAATAAAAAAGACAGAACAAAAGCAGGATATTGGTCTTGCAACTTACCTAGATATGCTGAAGCATTAGGTTTAGGTGCTAAAATGAATACTTTTTGGTAATGGATAATTTTGATTTAAGAAAATATTTAGCTGAGGGAAGATTATTTGAAGAGGACATCGTTGATGTTTCTGGTTTAGATAAACTGGATGATGAAATTAAAAAAGCATTAGAAGATGCATCTAAAGAAGAAACCCCTACAAATGAAATAGTAGGACTTACTACAGTAGCTTTAATTGTTGCAATACCTGGTATTATAAATGCTATAACAAAGGTTATAAAAGCTTTAGCCCAAAAATCAGGTATTCAGTTAAAAAAAGAAGATCCTAAATGGTATGAAGTTTTAGAAAAAGCAACAGATAAGATAGATGATTATTTGGATACACCTTTTAATTTTATGTTAAAACCTTTTGTTAAAGATTCGATTAAAAGAGCAAAATATGCTAAAATACTAAAAGCAGTAACTTTAGCTTTAATGTCTATATCTGCTTTAGCAGACCCTTCTAAAATTAAAGATACAACATCGTTAATCAAAAGTTTAGCCCCTGATATAGGTGGAGAATTAATACAAGCTATTGGTGAAAAAAATTCTAGCAGTATTGGAAAACTATTAAAAGTAGCTTTTAATAACATAAAATAAAATATATTTGAACCCATACGAAAATAAAGGTAATATAAGAACATTTTCTAAAGATGTAGACCCAATGGAATTGGTATGGCATCAAGATAAAGAAGATAGACATATAGAAGTTCTCGATGGTAAAGGATGGTCCATACAGATGGATAATCAGTTACCTTTGGCATTATCAAAAGGAGATCGTATATTTATAACAGAAGGTCAAGTACACCGAGTACTAAAAGGTATAACAGATTTAAAAATAAAAATAAATTAAAATGAAAGAACTATATAGATTCAGACAATTCCTTGCAGAAGGTGTAATTAAAGAAAACGAAAAACAAGGATATACTCTTTATACTACTAACGTTGAATATGATAACGGAAAAACCGGTTATATGTACCAGTTAGTAAACTCAGAAGATAGAGAAGAAAATGAAATTGGTTTTGATCAATTATTTTTTGATGATGAAGATAACCGTTTAGAAATGGGTGTTGATTTTAATAGCTTTGATCAAGGTAGCTACCAAGAAGGAGAATATACTGCTGATGAAGCAATGGAATTATACCGTAAAATATCAGAAGGTGTAGTTAAAGAAAACCAGGATCATAGTGATGAAGAAGATCTAGATTTAGATCCTGACTATGATAAAGGGGGTAAATATTATAGTGAAGAGGGAGCAGAAGCTTTTAGAATCCAACCTTTTAAAGTAAACGATATTGAATACACCAAAGACCAAGCAGTTAGACAAGGTAAATATATTGTAGGATTAGAAGGTGAAGAATTAAAAAAATTCATTTCTGATTACATGGCAGCATGGAAAGAAGATGTAGGAGATACACCTGAAGGAAAAACTTTTAAATAAACTAAAATGAAAGAATTATACAGATTTAGACAATTCCTTGCAGAAGGTGTAATTAAAGAAAACATATCTTTACATAAAGAAGAAGCAAAACGTTTCTTAGAAAAGTTTGTAGACGATAATGAAGACAAATTTGAATTCATTCCTGATCTAGAAACAGGATACATAGATGCAAATGATAATTCATATAATGTAGATGAACTAGCTAGTATATTTTTAGATATAGGTCAAGATATTCCAAGAGGAACACATAACCAAAAATATAATGGAGAAGGTGGAACCTATGTTGTTGTATCTGAGGGTGTAATTAAAGAAGACAAAGGTATAAATTACCTCAAGGATGCATTTGAAACCTATCTTGCAGGTGGTGATACTTTCACAAATAAACCAGGTAAAACAGAGACCGTAAAATTTAAAAATGATGGTTCTCTCATCCCTAAAAAAAAGTTTGAAGCTGCTCTTCAATTACTTCCTACCACAGTAAAAGTTGATGTATATAGTGTTAATTTTAAAAAAGTAGGGGACAACATTGTAGGTACATTTAAAATAAAATAAAAATGAAAGAACTACACAGATTTAGACAATTCCTTACAGAAGGTGTAATTAAAGAAAATATGTCTCTTGAAATAGAAGATGATATAGCATATTTAAGTGGAGATTCAGGTGAATATGAAGGTGAAATTGAAGATGGAAAAGTAGATTTTTCAGTAGTTGGGTATGAAGAAGAAAGAGAAGATGGTCAAATAGATTTTGAGGATTATAATTGGAAAGATATTTTAGGACCAAAACATATATTTGTACAAATATCAGATCAAATCCCAACCAAAGTAGAAGCAGCAGGTGATTATGTTATGATCACAGTAGATTTAGAAGATCTGAAAAAATTATTAAATTAAAATAAATAACATATAGACAGATTCATAGCCTGTCGTGATTAAAAAATAAACAGATATCTGTGGCGTCTCATTTGGAGACGCCACTTTAAGTTCGTATATTAACGCATTAAAATAAAGGACAAATATGAGTAAAAATGTAGTAATGGTTGGAGCAGGTGTAGCAAATGTAAATGCTGCTACTAAGCTAATTGACAATGGTTTTAAAGGTAAAATTACCATTATTGATATGGGTAAAGATCCATATTTAAGACCATATGAAGAGGTAATGACAGGTTTCCTAGGAGCAGGAGGTTGGTCTGATGGTAAATTAACTTATCATACTTCAATTGGAGGACAATTATCTAAATATTGTGGTGAAGAAAAAGCAATGGAATTATTTGATCAGGTGATAGATAATTTTAAACGTTTCCACCCTAAACCAGAAGAAGTACAATGCTCAAATCCAGTTGCAGAACCAGATTTTATTAAACCATATTTCGGTTTACGTTTATTCCCTGTATGGCACGTTGGTACTGATTATTTACATGAAATTGGTAAAAATTGGTATGACTTTTTAGTTGATGGTGGTGTTGAATTTATTTGGGAAACCAAAGTTACAGATATTGATTTTGAAGATCAAATTGTATCTATAGGAGCAGTAGATGAAATGAAATATGATGAACTTATATTTGGTGTAGGTAAATCAGGTATTGACTTTGGTAAAGTATTAGCTGAAAAATATGATTTACCAACTGAACCTAAACCAGTACAAATAGGTGTTAGATTTGAAGCACCACAAAAACACTTTCAAAAATTAATTGATGTATCTTATGATTTCAAATTATATAGAAAATATGAAGACAAAGGAGTATCATTACGTTCTTTCTGTACAAATAATAATGCAGCATATGTAGCAGTAGAAGAAACGTATGGAGACCATTCGTACAATGGACATGCTAAAAAAGATGAAGCATTCCGAAATGATATGACCAATTTTGGTATATTAATGGAAGTGCAAGGTATTGATAAACCATTCGATTGGTCTAGAGAATTAGTATCTAAAGTAAATGCTCATGGGACAGGGTTATATTATAGTCCTTCTCGTAAACCATCAACAACCTCTGAAGGTGTAAATGTAAGTGCACATCAAATAGATTGGATGGGGTTACAAACAGTATCTGAACATTTCCAAGGATATTTTGAATACATTTCAGATTTTATTAATGACATGAAAAAAGTATTTCCAACATTAGAAGATGATTGGGGTATTTACATCCCAGAAGTAAAATATCTATCACCTGAGCCACTTGTCGATTATACCAATTTAGCACTCACCAAGTATCCTAACATACACTTTGTAGGCGATGCTTTATCAGCTAGAGGTATAACGGTAAGTGGTGCACAAGGGACATACGTTGCTGAAAGTATATTAGGAGAATTAAATTAAATTTCGTATATTATAGACATGAAAAAACAATCAACAGATTGGCCTAAAAGCCAAAAATTAAAAAAAGCAGATGGTACTATTGCCTATATTTGGGATGGTAAGTTACATAATTGGGAAGGTCCTGCTTTAATACCTGAAGGAATTAGCAGAAAGGGAGAATATTATCTATATGGCATTCCAATGTCAAAAGATGATTGGAAAGAAGCAATATCACAACAATCAGGACTGCCTTGGTATAAAAAACCAGCAGCAAAAGGTGCTAATCATAGAAACTAAAAGATATGAAAATAGGGTTATGTGGAACAATGAGTGTAGGTAAAACTACATTAGTAAATGCTTTAAAAGAATTAGAGCAATTTAAAGGTTATAAATTTGCAACAGAACGTAGTCAACATTTAATGTCATTAGGCATTCCATTGAATACTGATTCAACATTAAAGGGACAAACCGTGTTTTTAGCTGAACGTTGTGGTGAATTAATGCACGATAATATAATCACAGATAGAACGATATTAGATGTTATGGCGTTTACCTTGAATGCTAAATCAATACCCCATCAAGATAAAGATGCATTTGAAACATATGCAAGTGAATTTATCAGAGAATATGATTATATATTTTATATTTCCCCTCACGGGTTAAAAATTGAAGATAATGGAGTGCGTGAAACAAATGAACATTATAGGGATTTAATTGATTTTACAATTACTACACTTATTAAAAGACACGGTCATAAAGCGGGCAAAATAGAAAAGATATCCGGATCTACAGAGGAGCGAATTCAACAAATATTGAATATTACTAGTCTTTAACATATTTATAATAAAATCTAATAATAATATTAAATCTAATGAAAAGATCTGAATTAAAAGAGTTTATAAAAGGGGAAATAGTAACATCACTTTCTGAAGCATCTCCTGAAGAGGTTCAAAATCAAAAGGAATTAAATAAAGAACTTGAAAAAACAGCTAAACTAAGTAAGGATTTAGGTTTAGCAGAAGCTAATGTAGGTCTATCTGATTTACAAGACATAGGATATGACGATGGTGAATATGCTGTAAGTATGCATTTTAATAAAGATGTAATTAGTATCAATAATGAACTTGATTATAAATATTACAGAAGAGGATTTCTTGAAGGTGTAAAAGATAGCACAGCAAGTTATAAGTTAGAAGAAAATGCAACACCCAGAGGTGAAGATTTTACTTATGACTATGAAGATATAGGTCAATTTTATTTAGAAGGATTTGGAAAAGAACATACCTTAAATAATGACCAATTAGGAAAATTAGGTAAACAAATTACTGATAGATTATATGGTGGCGATATTGGCAAAGCATATGATGCCCTTGTAAATCCTCATAAAAACCCCTATGATATAAAAGAGGATGAAGATGATGACTTAGATGCTAAAGCAATCAAACAAGCTAAAGGGGCTAGAGGTAAGCATAAAAAATTAGACTTAGCAGTTAAAGCCTTAAGAGATATTACTACTGAAATGAAATCATTAGCACGTGACTATAGCAAAGCAGATGGTGTTGAAAAAGAAAAAATTAAGGACAAATTAAAATCAAAAACTCCTAAAAAGAAAGAGCTAGAAGCTTTAGTTGCTAAATTAGAAAAGAATGTCGTCTAAAGAAAGATTTTTATATATTGCTGTAGTATTTTTTGGTGTTTATTATTTAATTAATATGTATTCTTCAAATGAGGAAAAATATATTAACGAATATAATAGTAAAATAAAAGCACTAGAACAAAAAGTTGATTCATTACATTATGTAAATGATGATTTAGTATTTAAAATTGACACTTTAAACCAACAAATTGCTAAATTAGATATAGAAATAGACAAACAAGATAAAAAGATTGTCACTTTAAAATATAAAGTAAATGAAAAAGTTAATTCCGTTGATTCTTTTAATGATGATGAGCTTACAAGGTTTTTCACAGAGCGTTATAGACACTACGAAGATTCAATTAAAAAAACCGATAGTACGTTTAGTAATTAAAGATTTAATAATAGGTGATGGTGCTAAAACAGAAATAAAATTATTATCTAATAAGTTAAATTTATTAGAAAACAAAATTGTTATAAAAGATAGTGTTATTAATAACCTCAATTCTCAAATAAATAATTTTAATTCTATATTGTTTACTAGTAAAGAACAATTTGGATTAGCAGAGGATTTGAATGCAAAATTAAAGTTATCATTGAAAAAACAAAGACTTAAAACTAAATTAACAGGAGGCGTAGGCATTGTAGCAATTGTTGGTGTAATTCTTTTACTAAAATAACAATGGCAGATATTAAAAAAGTAATACGTCAAGAATATTTAAAATGTGCTACAGACCCAGTACATTTTATGCGTAAATACTGTTATATACAGCACCCACAACGTGGTCGCATACAGTTTAATCTGTATCCCTTTCAAGAAAAAGTATTAACGTTATTTCAAAACAACGATTATAGTGCTATATTAAAATCTAGACAGTTAGGTATATCCACACTAGCATCAGGTTATTCTTTATGGTTAATGACATTCCACAAAGATCGAAATGTATTAGCATTAGCAACTACACAAGCAACAGCAAGAAACTTAGTAACAAAGGTACAATTCATGTGGGAAAATTTACCCTCATGGTTAAAAGTGGATGCTGCTGAAAATAATAAATTATCATTAAGATTAACTAATGGTTCAAAAATACAAGCAAAATCCTCAAATGCTGATGCCGCACGTTCGGAAGCAGTATCATTACTAATAATTGATGAAGCTGCCTTTATTGATAACATTGCTGAGACATGGGCCTCTGCACAACAAACCCTAGCAACGGGTGGTGGTGCTATTGTATTATCTACCCCTTATGGTACAGGTAACTGGTTTCACCAAACATGGGTAAAAGCAGAAGCAGGTGAAAATGATTTTTTACCTATTAAACTCCCATGGTATGTTCACCCAGAAAGAGACCAATCATGGAGAGATTCACAAGATGCTTTATTAGGTGATCCTAGATTAGCAGCACAAGAATGTGATTGTGATTTTAGTACATCTGGTGATATAGTATTTTATAATGAACATTTAGAATTTTACGAAAAATCATATATTAAAGACCCATTAGAACGTAGAGGAGCAGATCAAAATTTGTGGGTATGGGAAAATGCTGATTACTCTAGATCATATATGGTTTTAGCAGATGTTGCTCGAGGTGATGGAAAAGATTTTTCTACTTGCCATGTAATGGATATTGAAACCAATGTTCAAGTTGCAGAGTATAAAGGGCAAATAGGTACAAAAGAATTTGGTCATTTATTAGTAGGTTTAGCTACAGAATATAATGAAGCTTTACTTGTAATAGAAAATGCTAATATAGGTTGGGCTACAATACAGGTAGCTATAGATAGAAATTATTCTAACCTTTACTATTCACAAAAGAGTGGAGAAGCCAATGCTAGTTCGTATTTTGACCAATATGGAGATAATTCTAAAAAAGTAGCAGGTTTTACTATGTCATCTAAAACAAGACCTATGATTATAGGTAAGTTTCAAGAATACATTAGTGATAAAGGAGTGACAATTCAATCTAGAAGGTTAATTGAAGAAATGAAAGTTTTTATTTGGAAAAATGGAAGAGCAGAAGCACAAACTGGATATAATGATGATTTAGTAATGGCCTTTGGGATGGGAATGTATGTTAGAGATACAGCATTAAAATTTAAACAAAGAGGAATTGATTTAACAAAACAGTCATTAAGTAATATGACAGTTAATAGAACACCCTATCAAGGTGGTTATGGTGGTGGTTATAATCAACAAGTAAAAAACCCTTATAGTATGAATGATGACAAGGGTGGTAAAGAAGATATTAGTTGGTTATTATAACCATATTTATAAACAATAATTATATATTAAAT